CGATTGCTGCTGCTGAGTTAATGTCGGCATCTACGATTGTATCGTTAGCAATCTTTGCAGAAGTTACTGCTTGATCTACAATTTTTGCTGTTTCAACAGAGTCTGCAGCAAGTTTAGCAGCGGTTACATTAGCATCTGTAATTTTTGCTGTGGTTACTGCGCCATCTGCAAGTTTACCAGTTGTTATGTTTAGGTCTGCAATCTTTGCAGTTGTTACTGCACTTGCAGCAATCTCTGCTGTGTCTACTGCTGAATCTGCAATCTTAGCATTTGTAACTGAGTTTGAAGCAAGTTTTGCATCTGTTACGTTAGCATCAAGAATCTTTGCTGTTGTAACTGAGTCTGCAGCCAATTTTGCTGCTGTAACATTTGAGTCAACAATTTTTGCAGTTGTAACTGAGTCTGCAGCGAGTTTAGCAGCAGTTACGTTAGCATCAACAATCTTTGCTGTTTCTACAGAATCTGAAGCAAGTTTTGCTGCTGTTACGTTTGCATTTGTAATTTTTGCGGTAGTTACTGAATCTGAAGCAAGCATTGTTGCTGTAACTGTTCCAGTATCTCCAGTAGTAATAACTGTTCCATTTACGTTTGGAAGTGTAATTGTACGGTCTGCTGTTGGGTCAACTACTGTAAGTGTTGTCTCATAAGCGTCTGCTGTTGCACCTTCAAATGTAATCTGTGTATCAAATACTCCAACTGCTGCTGGGGCTGACCATTCAACACCATATGTAGCAGATGAGTTTGCTGTAAGTACTTGACCATTTGTGCCAATTGCTAAACGAGCAACTGCATCGTCTGCACTACCTACTAATAAATCACCTTTAGCATCAATTGTGCCTGCTGTGATTACGTTCTTTCCATTAACGGTCGCAGTTGATCCCTCAACTATCAGTCCCGACTTTACTCTAAAATCTTTTGTTACGGTTGCCATCTTTTATCTCCTTGGTTAGGCCTTTAATCCCATACGCAAATAGCGTAGAGTTATAGGTGTACTTCCCCCCACAGGAACCACAGTTAGTGAAACTGTGTCTCCAGCCTTTGAAACAGAGATGGTGCCAATATTCCCATCATTTTCAATAGTGCCATATTGACTAACAGATACATCTGATCCATCATTCAATACTGTTAATTCTGTAACAGAGTACTTATTTGCACCGCCTGCTACATATTTTAGTGAGATCATATATTTCATTGATCTCCACTCGCTTGCGGTAAAGTTATCAAACACTGTTGAGTTTTCAATTCCATTAATTGTTAACTCGTTATTGCCGTCTGATCCAAGATCGGTAGACCTAGCAGAAGTACTATCAATTAAATCTACATAGTTTTCTTGAGTTGGTCTATCGCCTGTTTGAAACAGAGCCTTTACGTTGGTGGTTGATATCTTTGCCATGAGGCTATTATATCATTATGTTAAAGTATATAGTTAGAAAAACCAATTATCTGAATGCCAATTCCAGGAGGATTTGCTGGATCATATCCTTCAATACCAACGTTTGTGATTGTAAGTCTAAAAGGTAAAACTGATGATGGCGTAATAACTTTTGCATAGTCTACTTTTTGAAAATTTGACGGTATTGGTTTTAAGTCAGAAACTGCGACGGTATTAGTCAATGTAGCAATAGCAAGAACTGTACCTAAAGCAACATTAGATGCTGTTGAATTAAAGGGTTTTATATTAGAAAGGGTTTTTGTTGGTTTTATGTCTTGAATGTAAACGGGGTTTGATATATTGCTAATTTTTGTGGTAGCCATTTATTAACTCTGATCTGTAACTTCGCCTATCATGATCATTTCACCTTGACATACCGTCCAAACACGATTAGCGTCAGTTAACTGAACATCAAATACGTCACCAGTTCTTAGTTGTTTAGATTGTGCTGGTGATATAGTTACTGTGAATTCTCCTGGATCATCAAATTCTGTTGCATATGGAGTTATACTAAATACTAAGTCAGTTCCAACATTGTCTGAATACCTTCTAAAATCTGCTTTTATATCCCAACCAGTAATATCTCCACTTTCATCATTTGTATAATCTAAGGCATTTCCAAGATCATCTTGTACATAAATTCTAAAAGAAGCACTATCTCCTATGACTACCGTCCAATTTACAAGTGGTGGTATATTTCCAAGGTTATATGTTGCAGGAGCCGTTGGCTGAGGCGACATTGCAGATTCATCGGTATTTCTATATAAGGCCATAGTTATATCATTATACCATCAACTAACATGATATTTAAAATATTTTTATATTTTATTACTCAAACTTGACTCTATTGGCAAATTCATGTTATAATTAATACATGCTACCTACTTGGTAGCATTTGTTCTCTAGGAGGTATTTTACAATGAGAGAAGCAAATGTTTGGCTAGGGGTATTGTCGTTGGTTATTTGTGGTACTGTTTTTTCAGGGGCTGCAAATGCAACGAATGAAAATAATTTACTAATTAAAGAGTCCGTTAAGTCTGCCACCCAAAAGGTGGCCTTTTTGGTTTCTAAAGAGAAAAAATTAGAAAAGTATGAAAATGCTCATAATTTGACTGATGAGCAACTGGTTGATATGTTAAAGGTTGTAGGGTTTGAAGGAAAGGCTTTAAGGTCTGCTTGTGCTATTGCAAAGGCAGAGTCTAATGGTCGTCCACTTGCCTTCAACGGTAATATAAAAACTGGAGATAGTTCTTATGGCGTATTTCAAATAAACATGCTTGGAGAACTAGGATCAAATCGTAGAGATAAGTTTGAGTTAGATTCAAATGCTGAGTTATTAAACCCAGTAGTAAATGCTCAGATTGCTCTTCATATGACCGATGGTGGAAAAGACTGGTCTGCCTGGAGTTCCGTAAATGGAAAAAGGTATAAAGAATGGTACAACAAATATCCCTGTAAATAATGTTTAAATAAAAATACCCCTTAAGAAAATATCTTAGGGGGTATATTTATTTTTAAATTAACTTATGCTTCTGGCTCATCTTGTAAAAATTGTCCATTTGAGTAAAAATATCCAATTTCTATCAAAACATCTTCTGCAACCTCAATACAAACACTAGAAGTTGCTGCTTCGGCATTTTCTTTGCTTGTGGCCACAATTATGTTTGTAACCTGGTTTTTTTCTAATACAGCATATTTTTTCATTTTTTACTCCTTATGCGTAAATGTTAATAATACCAGAGCCACCGACAGCAATGTCAGTTGGACCACTTGTTTGAGTGCTTGATACTCTTGCAATTGCTCCTGCTGGAGATCCAGTTGGAAGAGTTGATGAATCTGACCTTGTGCCAGTTGCGCCATTGGCAGCGCCGTAACGAACATCATATGATCCACCATTTGAACCAGTAACGGTTAGTGCACCATCAAAACTTGTGGTTCCTCCTGCTGTACCTTGTGTGCTACTTGTTCCTCCTGCTCCAACAACAAGTTGTGCTGTTGATCCAGGAAGTACTTCTACGTAACCACCGTTTGCTAGAGATGCTCCTGGCTGTCCATTTGCTTGTGAACTTCCACCACGAGCACCACTTACTATTACAAAAACCTTACTTACTGATGCGGGGACAACAAATGTGCCGCTAGTAGTTGCTCTACCAATATGCCTTAGTGGTGGATTAAAAAATTGTCCTGTAGCCATTATGAGATCTCCGATCCAAATAAGTTAAATGAACACTTTCCCGCTGTGTCATAAATTGTAACAACATCTGCTGCCCCTAGTGTTATACCAATTGTAAATTGTGCTGTAGCATAGCCTGAGATAGTGTTATTATATAATAAATAATGCTTATCTTCTAGTGTTGCACCTGCTGGTCGTACTGCAATCCGTACTGTTGTTGTATCGTTTGTTAAATTAGAAATATTTAACGTTGATGCAACTGTTTGAGTAGCGGATGGCACAGTGTAAAGCGTTGTTGCTGTTGCAGCGGTTGGCTTTGCCTGTCCTAAAACCTTGTAAGTTGTTGCCATTTAGGCTCCCATCATTAACATTACCTGGGTTAAGACATCTGGTGCCTGTTCCCATGTAGATATTGTACCATCGCTTTTTAGAAATTTTCCTGTTTGTCCAACTGGAGATGGTAAAACTGTTTTCCAACTACCGTCAATATAAACTTGTATTTCATTTATTGTTGAACCACCAGCATTTTGTCTTATTAAGCATATAGTCCCTGCGGTAGGGGAAGGAATTGCTGTATCTCTGGCTGCTGGATTAAGAAAATTATTAGTTCCTTTTTTTGCAACAGATGCTTCTGCAGTTGTAAAGTTAGATAGGTGTGTATGTAGTCCAGTCCATTCAAATGTTCCAGAGATATCGGTTTTTCCAGAAACTTGATACCAAGTATCGTTTGCTACATTATATACGTAGGCTGCTTTACCGTCGGAATCAAATACTGTTGGCACTAGATCACCCTATTAAAAGTACT